CTTAGATAAATTCTTTTCCAAATCAGTAAGCTCCCTTTGCCCTGTAATCATTTGGTAAATTCCTTTACCTGTCGCTAAAACAACTACAGCTAATTTTCCCCATACTCCTAAATGTTTTGCTATTCCTCTTCCAATTTTGGATATTAAAGGTAGTAGCTTCCCAAAAGCCGAAACTAAGGATGATACAAATATAACTATAGGCCCAATAACAGCAGCCCATCCAGCCATTTTTACAATAAATTCTTTTGTTTTAGGCGATAAGTCGCTTAATGCTTCAGTAAATTCTCTTAATGTAGTGACAATTTGTTGAGTTAATGGTATTAAAATAGTTCCAAATTCAACAGCTAAATCAGTTAGAGCTGATTGAAGTATTCTTGTTTGGTTAGTTAAGCTTCCAGAAGTTCTTGCAAAATCTCCAACTGCCTTAGAGCTTTGTTTCATTGCAAGTTGGAAAGTTAAATTAGCTTTGGTAATCCTATCTAATTCTTTCCACACTAATCCTTGTTCTGCTGCAAAAGATTTTAAGTCAGCTTCAGTAATAGCTATTCCTAATGATTTTATAGATTCTCTTTCTCCTAATAGTGCTTTTGTTAAAGCCATAGAAGCCCCCTCAGCTCCTCCACTAAAATTGGTAAAGGAAGCTAAATCAACTGCTAATTCATTAACCTTTGTTGATAAATCTAATGCTGCTTGTTCTGTAAATCCAAATCCAACCAACAAATCTCCTGTATCAGCTAATAGTTGTTTAGCTGCTTTTTCAGAAAGTCCAAAAGATTTCTTAAATACATCAGCAGTTTTTTCAGCTTGTTTTTGTATGCTACTAAATACAGTTTTGAATTTGCTGTCCGTTTCCTCAAAATCTGCTGCCATCTTAACAGCAGCAAGGCCTAATCCAATAATGGGTAGAGTTACATTGGTTGTGAGTTTTTTGCCCACATTTCGCATCTTGGTACTAAACTTAGCGATACTCCTTTGGGCTTTTTTCATTGCCCTATCAAATCCTCTTAAATCAGCTCCGAATACTATGTTGAGTAAACCTATACTTTTTTTAGCCATGTTCGCTTAGTTTTTTAATGTATTCTGCTCTATTTTTTAACTCCTCAAAATCTACTTCCTCTTTCTTTTTATCCCAATCAAATTCTATCAAGTCAGTTAGTTTCAATTTTTTACCTTTTGCAATTTGAATGTTTAACAAGTAGCAAGTTTGCCATCTACATCTCTCCCATTCGTTTCTTTCTCGCATCTGCTCTAAGTCAAAAAAGCCATTTAACTTATTAAAAAAGTGCTTTGGAAGCATATCATAAAACTCCTTTACACTCATTCTTAACTGCCCAAAGGCAATCCCTTCAAGTTTATCCCAAGTTAGCTTTTCGCTTTCTTGGGCTTCGGCTTTTTTTCATTATTGTCCCCCATCATATCGGTTAGCACTTCCATACATCTGGCTATTCCATCCATATCGCCATCCATCTTATCTGCTAAATCATCTACCGATAATTCACATTCTTGCTTTGCTGCTCTATAACCATCCTCAATTCCGCAATGAATCAAAATTAAAGCATCATTTAAACTCATATCAGCTCCAAGTTTATTTAGCTCATTTAATGTTGTTCCTGTTTTCATTGAATATTTACGCAAAGCATTAAATCCAAATTTAATAGGGTACTTACTACCCCCTAATTCTACAAAAGTATAATCCATTTTTCAAGTTTTAAAAAATACTCTCACCCAAACGCAACCCACCTGAAAAAAGGATGCGAATGGGGTGTTGAGTATTAGGTTATTTATGATACATCTATTGTAATCCCAGCAGTTCCAGTGAACCCTAATGAATAAGTGGCGGTATCCTCTGTGCCGCCAGTTGCTGAAAAAGAAGTTAAGAATGCACTACCTGTATAAAAGATATCTCCTGTTGCAGCAGATGTATTTCCCCATTTTATTGTAAATGCTTCTCTTGTATTACTACCAGATTCCAACATATATTTTGTTACTAAATCATCAGAGCCACTTGTTAAAGCACTTCCAGCCGCATCTGTCCAAGCATAAGCACCATCCAAGCTTACTTCCCAATTTCTTTGTCCTTCAAGGGATTCTGCAAAACCAGCACTTTCCTTATTGGAAATATCTCTGGTTTCCATATTAATTGTTATAGATGCTGTTTGTGCATAAGCTACCAAAGTACCTGAGGTACTATACACTTTTACATCTGTTCCATTAAGTATTGCCATTTTTTCTATTTTTATTTATTAATTATTTATTTTTTTATACATAAAGAGCTGCAATCGTTACACTTGTTACCCCAGAATAAGTTATAGCTATTTCTCCATTTCCATCATTAAAAGCAGCGGGTGCAAATCCTCCAATAAACGCCTCAGCACCTCCTGCAATGGCTATGGTTGCATTTGCCTTTGTTAAATCTCCATACATTCCATTATCAACACTTGTAGTTAAAGCTGTTATAGTAACTGTAATTTCGCTTTCGCTTCCATTTTTAATATGCAAAAACATATTACCATTGTTATCGGCTGTATCTCCACCCCCAGCAGCAGATACATAAGTTGCTGCTCCTCCTGTTTCAGTTATCTGTTGTACTGTTAGCTCCGCCATCTTTCTTTATTTTTTTAGTTTTCTTATTAGGATTTTCAATATATCCATCCTTCATTAATTCTTTTGCAAGCACATCATTTATAACTGCTTTTCGCCCTTCCTTAATTAGTTTAGTTGTGCTAAATTGCCAATCCTTTAAAAGTGTGTATGTTTTCATATTTTCTTAATTTGATACAGGATTAATTTGTCTTAAATTAAAAGATACTGTTTGCACATAAACTCCTTGCCCATCTCCCTTTATATCAAAATCCTCGTCATATCCTGTAAATTGTATAGTTTGTACTTCTACTGTATTATAAGTTCCTGACTTTCTGTCTAATGCTATTCTTACCTTTTGAGCTAAATCTGCTACTTGTGTATAAGTTTCTGAATAACATAAAACCATAAAGCTATTTCCATCAACTGTACTCACTCCATCTTTTGTATCATTAGGATCAACTCCCGTTACTGTATAAACAATAAAAGGAAATGCACTTTTTTGCGTTGCAACATTAGGATATATTCTTGATCCTACTAAGTCAAAAATATCACCACTTCCACTATTGTATAAAATATTATATATTGCTAATCCTATCTTCATTTAATATCCCCATTTACCATATTTCTTCATTCTTGTTTCGTGCCTTTTTATTGCCTTTGCTGCTACATCCCCAGCTTTTGAAAATGCTGTTGTAGTCATCTTAATTCTATTTCTATCCCACGCTGGTTGCATAAATTTTGTAGCCCTACTTGTATATTTTCCAAAGTGCATAGTTTCATTTCCGAACTCCAACCAAGCACCATAATATCCACCTTTATTTTTTCCATAGGCATGTTTTACTCTTGGCCCTAAATATAACCCTAAATGATTCTTTGAATCCTTTGTAGTAAAAAAATGTATACTCTTTTTTAATGTACCTTTTGCTATTCTTTTACTATGGTCAGGGGGATAAACTACTCCTCTTACGACTGTTCTTTCACTTGACTTTCCACTATCACCTAATTTTGGTGCTAAACTTTTAGCATCCGCCTTAGCTTGTTTCCCAACTTCTCTCCAAAGGGCTTTCCAAACAGTATATTGTTTTATTTGTTTGGGTAAATCTTTAAACATATCATTTATCTCCTTTGCACCCATCAGTTTTATCCCTGATTTCATTTGCTGAGATTGCTGTCCAAAATTTGCCATTAGTCCTTTTCCTCTGTTATTATTTTTAAAAAACTTTCTCTACCTTCTATTTGCTCTACATTATGAAGGTAGTAATATTTTGCTACTCCTTCGGAAGTAAATTTTATTCGGTGCGCCATTGTAGGGGCGGCCGAACCATTTAAAAAACTATCTAAATCCAAATTCCTAATATAAAAATTTACCTTCGTTGTAGCTGTTATTTTATCTGCATCCTCACCCTCACTTCCTCCCTTCCATTCCACCTTTGCCCAAACTGTTCTTACTTCTATCCAACTATCTATCGCTACTTCTCCATAATTATTAATGCTAACAGTGGGCTGTTCAATAATTATTCTTCTATCAAG